GTGTATCACCCCGAGGACTTGTCACCCTCGTAAAAACCTAACCCTAGCCTTCCGCCGGCAGGAATTGCTGTGCGCAGACCACTGACCCACTGGTGTCAATAATCTCACCAAACTTAGGAGACGTGGAACCCGTGCACCGTTATTGCCCAAGATGTCGCTAACCGTACAGGGGATCTTGGACGCAGCAACGTCAGCGAATGCCGCGACGTTGGGAACAGGAGAGGCATCTAAAATATTCAGGAGTGCGCTGGAAAATAGTATAAAAGTCCGGGTTAATCTAAAACCTGACGATCGAAATTATCTATCTCGTGCTGTTTCTTTTCCGATTGTATTTACAAACGAAAAAACTGTTACTAATGATCATGCTTTACTATGTGCTATGCGAGAAATTGGAAGAGATGTCTTTGAAAGAAATCACCATATTCAGCATGCAAGAGAAAGAACATTGATTATAGGAGCAGCAGAGCGTGAAATTAGAAAATATCAATCAAATCCAAACATACATTATTATTTACATATGCGAGAAAACAAGGATTACGATCGAGTTATTAGACCGGCTTACACCGCTATAGTGAACACACTAAAAGCGAAAGCCCAGAAGTCTGATTATAGAATTTTCCTAGAGCCCCAGAATAAATTAGATACAGGGAAGATGCGCGGAGTGGTCAAAAGATATTTTGAAGCGCAGCAGATGTTGAACGATTATTGTACTTTGATGAAAATGCCAGCAAACGTTCATACATCATTGGTCAACGCAACTACGTTGGTGTTCGAAGATAGTATTTATAATTATGACCAACATTCGTTGACCAAACTGTTCGTTGATACGGGAGCACATATTGCTTTTGGTTATGCATTATTACCAATGGAATTGTTGTTTCCGGACATGGCGGAGAACAGAATATATAGATTTGAGCAGCAGGGTCAGATGTCAGTACTTACATTCAGACAAGGCCACAGCAACGGCTATGCACATTTGACTAAAAATTGGGAAACGTTGCTAAAGAGACCTGCAATGTCTTGCAATGGAATTTCACTGGCAGTGGAAATTACGTCGAGAATTGGACCGATGGCTGTTTTCAAAATCTATAGGTGTGAAAATGCGGAGATTGTAGTGAGAACGATAGAGTTGCAGCCGCATGAAGAATTTGTGCGAGTGTTGGACACTTGGGCTTCTGTAGATCATGTGTCGTGTAAATTTAAGCCTAAGTTACAATACTTTTCAGTTAAGGAATCAGAATATTGGGAAACATTGAATTATATGTTATCTCTTGATCCAAAATCCTTGACTTTGCAAAATTGTATGACTTATGTGAGGCGTAGAATGGGCGGAATGTCGTTAGTTTCAAAAGAATTAGTTAGTCCATGGGATCTACCAAAAGCAGATGCGTACAAATTTGCCATTGCAGTCACGATGCAAGCAATGCTTATGCATGAGAAGACTGATAAGACCTTTATGACTGCAAATGTTACTAGCTTGACGGAGAGGTTGAAAGCTTGGATCAGACAAATTGCTTACTACACATTTTATCCAATATCTCTTCTTCTTGAGTGGCTGTTTTCGGAACATTTGACTGATAGAATCATATTATTTCCGTGTGGGTATAGAGATCAGAGAGCTAGAATAGTTCCGACAACGTCAAAACCTTTACCAATCGATGTTACTATCGCATTTCCGAACGAAGAGGGACGACCAGTATGTCCATTCTGTGATGACATTCATGATAATTTAGGAGATCAGAAGTTAGATTGTAAGTATAAAGCGGTTAGTAATCATACATTTAAGTTGTCTGAAGATCAGTTGGCAGCGTTGCGAAACAAGCTCATGGATGATGATAACGACATGCAAGGTATTCGTGATGTTAAGGCTGCAGCCAAGGAAAAACTTCCAGGTGCGGCTTTTGAACATACTTGTCGTGTGTCGTATATTAGGGGAGGACCTGGATGTGGAAAGTCACACATCATTAGAGCGATATCAGATCAGTCAGATCTAATTTGTGCGCCATTTATGAAGCTTAAGCCAGATTATGAACGTGTTAAAAGTGAAACTGGAGATACCTTTGACTTGCCATTTAAGACACAACACAGAGCAATGACTACCACAGGTTACAAACGTATTTTTGTGGATGAATTCACTTCATTTCCATATGAAATGCTTTGTGTTACTGCATTTAACAATAAGTGTGAGGAAATTATTTTAGTTGGCGATGAACGGCAGACTAAGACACAAGAACCTGATGAAGGGATGTATACTGGAAGACACATTAAGCTCGATGAGTTATCAACTCACGAGCTTTTAGTCAATTTCAGAAATCCAAAGGATACAGTTGCACTTCTTAACCAGAGATACGGCTATAATATGCGCGCGCATTCGCAGATTGAGGATAGTATAAAGGTCATCAACATAGAGGAGATACCAAATGTTCCTTGTATTAAAATGGCCTTTACGGCAGCATCAGCAAAGTTCTATACAGAGTCAGAGAAAAATACCGTTAGAGCAAATCAAGGTGGAACAACAGATGTGTCAGTTCTTTATGCTACTAAAATGGACGGAAATTTGCCCATGATAGATGAATTAGGAATTGTGGGAATATCTAGACATAAGGAGAAGTTGTTTATAGTTACAGATAATAGTGATGAATCGAAGAATTTCTTATCAAAACTTGACATTTCAGAAGACTTTAAGCAACATATTCAGGAGTATGTATCAATTCCGATTGAAGAAGCAAGAGCCATAACAGTGGAGGATCCAGATGTAGCGAAGGTATTGGGAGAATTAGAACATGCACCTAAAGATGTACATCTAGTAGCAGACACAATGACACCAGTCATAGCATATCATCCGGATATAACATCATTAAATCATGTTCCATCACATCAAGTCGATGATGTAGCACGATCGACACAGATCAATGTTGATGACATGTTCGCTCAAGTTAATATGCGAGGTCACTTAGTGAAGTCGGAGACGAAATACTATTCTGCGTCGGCAGGTTTTGGTAAACATTACACACAGAAAAATCACATACAGGAACTTGCAGTGGCAGTGTCTCGTTATGACAATAAGACAAGACCAAAATCAGCATTTGATGATGAAGCACGTAAATATGCTGACTTGTTATTAGATCAATATTTTGAGGAACATAAGACCAAATGCACAGGAAATATGTGGTATGAGTCTAATGCATTTGATGATATGCACATTAACGATACAGCGAGAGAGTTTATGCGAGCAGCAATGTCAAAATCATATGATAAGCAGTACAAAGGTTTTCTTGATAATCCAGATATTAACGTTGTTAGGTTTCATTTGAAGAACATATTTAAACCTGAAACAACGACCAAGGAAATGGATTTGGGTAAGGTAGGGCAAGGAATATCGGCATGGAACACAGACTTGTTATCTAGGTACTGTTTGGCTTTTAGACTGTTGTCAATTCATGATAGGATGACAGATAGAAAGGATCCACAATATGGTAAATTTACAGTCACAGACAATGGAATATCAGAAGTGGATTTTCTGAAGCAGTTGAAAGCATATTTTGACAATGTTGGACAGATTCCCGGAAAGCCGTTTGGTATATCAGATGCTAAAGAGTTTGACTCGTGTCAAAATGAGTGGACTCAATATATCGAACGAGGATATTGGAAGCGATTAGGAGTTTCAGAACAGTTTCTTGAGGAGTACTACACATTTAGAAGTGGATTTAAGTTGTACTTTTCAACTGGTAGGTTGAGTGCTAAGTCGGAGAAGACATCAGGTGAACCTGGAACTTTGGTCAACAATGGAATTGTATCTAAAGTTCTTTCTAATGCAATATTACGTGGACTTGGTCCTTGTATTATGACCTATAAGGGAGATGATTTTATGAAATATCAGTCACAAATGAAGGTTGATAAGGACGCGCAGATGGCCATTGAGGAATATTGTCCATTGAGATTTACATTGCATATCAGAGAGTATGGAGAGTTCTGTGGAATGACTATTAGTTCAGCTGGTATGTTGCCAAATATTAAACGTCGGTTTGATAAGATGATGGGACAGAGGTTTAAGGACTATGAACATTTTTGTGAATATCAAAAGTCACTACGTGACTATCTAGCACTAGTAAAAGAAGTCGGAGTGAATTCAGCAATAGGTAACACTATGCTAAATTCAGGTTGTACAGAAGAGGAAGCGACTTATCTTTTACATATAATTGATTCATGGTCACATTTAGACGAAAGGCAGTTTAAGGATTTAATGACTTATAATGTGGAAGAAGTACTGAGACCGGTGCGTGATCAAGATTCGGAAGATCACACAATGATCGGTATAGAAATGTAACTTAGTAACTCACACTAAGTAAGGGTTTGTAAGGCTTTAAGAGTCTACATTACTATACTTAAGTGTGAGAAAATCAGTACCGTCCAAAACGGAGCTAGTTCAGAAGGTTCAGATATCTTTAACAGTAGTTTGTTTACATTGTAAGAAATCATTTATCGTATATCATCATGGCAACAACAGTGAATGTACAATTACCAAAGAGGGAGAACAGAAGCAAAAGAGTTTCGACCAAAGCTACAAAGAAGACTATAAAGAAGGAAGTTCAGAAGGATGTGAGGAAACAAGTCAGGGATATGACTACAGTTCATGCGGAGAGGAAAGTGCAGAGGGAAGTTGCGATGAGGAAGGGTTTAGTACCAGTTTCCAGACCTGGAGTGAAGCGAGCGGAAGACTTCAGCCAGATAGTGAAAGCAATAACGCTACCAATAGACACAGCACCAGTGAGATTCACTTCGGAATTTACCACACGCCCAACGTCGGTGGCAGTTCCTTGGGCAAAAGCTAATGTGACATGGCCTACTTCAGCTAGTTCAACGTATCAAGATTTGCCAACTAAGAATGAATACGGAGCATTTCTTTTCCGAGACCCATTGAGAGCTTACATATCATACAACGCAAACCCAACTGGATCAAACTGTACATATAGGCTTACAGCCATTGACAATTATGGGAGCACAGCATTAAACTTTAATTTCACTAATAATGAAACGATGTATGTTGCTGGGCCCGCAACTCTTGTTGGTGGTATTGCCTTTCATGGACAGTATTTGTATCCAGGAACTGACGCTAACGTGCCAGGTTCCTTTTTCTGGGTTGACGATGCAGCAGTGGGAACATCTTCTGTACAATACGTACAGAATGAAGCGATGCCAGCAAATCAAACATTGGAAGTTCGACTTTACAAATGGTCACCTAAGGGATTGCAGAACGTTACATTTCTGTCTTTGCAAAATACAACTTCAGGACAGGTGAATTCGTTGGCTACAAGTGGATCAGGATATTATGGAATCAGTTTTAAATACAGTTTAACAAATGGTGCATTTACAGGAAGAATTGACCTTAAAACAACAAGCAGTAGTGTTTGGGAACATCATTGTTTGCCGTATTTTGAGAACAATTATGCTAGTGTCAGTGCGATGCGTGTCAACGCAGCATCGATCATGTACACTAATATGGCTGCAGAAATGTACAGAGAAGGAAAGATTGCGGCCATTCAGTCACCATTGACTACGCCATGGTACTCTTGGTGGAAAAACACAACGGGATTTACAACTTCAGTACAAGGAGGCGAAGGCGGAGAATTGTTTGAAGCAGACAATGGTATTTATGGTTTCTTAAAACCATCGCAACCAGACGATTTCAATATTACAAGACCAGTTATTGGAGATGCTATTAATGGATACAGAATGGCATTTCAATTATCACATAGAAATGATTATGTTGTAATTGCTGCTAATATTTCAAACACACAAAACGGAGGACAAGGTCAAGATGGATATTTAACAGTTGCCTTTCAGGTGGAATTTGAAACTACAGATGTGTGGAGAACAGTTGGAAAGTCCAGGTTTTCTGCAGAATCATTCAGGAAGGGACTAAATTTTGTGAAGGATGTGCCACAGTTTCATGAAAATCCTTTGCATATTGGTGAAATAATTAGAAAGGTAGCACAAGGTGTGGTCAAATACGCACCAAGAGTGGCTAATATTGCTCGCGCTATAGCGGAGATATAACTTGTAACTCACACAAATTTCAATTTGTTGAGTTTAAGTAAGATTACTCCCGAGGATTTGTCACCCTCGAAAAATCTACATGGCGAGCATATACTATAAGATGTTTACTTTAGCTTCACCGTTGGAAACATTATCTGCACTATTGGCGAGGAAAGGCTGGGCCTTTGTTGAATACGATACATATATTAATGACGTACATAAAAACTGGTTTGGAGATATGGTAAGAGCTGAGAAGGCATTGTGTATGAGATTGCCCGAATTAAATATTTGCGTCAATGTCATGTACTACAATTATGGATTAGAGTATACAAGAGAAGTTGCTGCTTCTATGCTATTAGATCAGGTCGCCGAACTTCTAGATCGAGAAGTAAAACAAAGAGAATTCTTTTTGGCGAAACATTTAGATAGAGTAGCACCAACTTTACAGAATCCAGAAGAATATAGAGTGTATGTTCAAGACCGCAATTGGGACGAGGACAATTTCTGTAGGGATTTAGACAATTGTGATCGCAGAAGACACGAAGTGATTACATGCGTATCTTGTGGGGATAGAATACGAAGTCATTTGGATGTTTATGACAGGTTTTGGCTTGCATATCCATTTATGATTGACAATGTCTTGCCCTCAGTTTGTTGGTTTTGTTCGGAACAATGCTTCGATCACACTTTCTCAGTGTCGACGTCAGATCCAAACGTAAATAATAATAATAATACTACATATAATAACATTTTACTTAATAACGAAAATTTAATGGACATGGATACTACAGCCTTGACATCAAATAGGTTTACTAGTATGGAAGGAAAATTGCTTGAACCAATCTACTGTTTGTTGTGTAGACAGGTTGTATGCACTTGCGCAGGTTTAAGGTATTACAACGATCCGCAGAAAGTACAATTAGTGTACCCTACGAATTTGTTAAGTATGGCAACTTGTTATTTGCCGTCGTGTGATTGCCGCTTCTATGAGTGGATAATGGATCCAACTCACGAATCCGAGGTGTGGTCAGAGTTCAGTGATTTTCTAACTCCTGAACAGTAATGGATCAATTTTATCGACCCACTAAAAGATCGGCAGTCTATCAATCTTCTCCTTGGTATGAGGTAAGAACATTGATGAAGGAGATTGCTGCATTGCGTAAGATCAACTTTTCTATAGTTGAACAAAGACAACAAGCATTGGAGAGGTTAAATAACATAGAGTCAGAGGCCCCATTTGGAGAAATGAGATTCCCAAACGATGCGTTCTATGTTTGTGAAGTGATTGGCGATTGGTCACGCAAATTTCAACAATTGAAATCGGCGTTGTCGTATAAAGACAGGGAGATACGTAACTTAGGACCTGGAAAGGAAACTAACGTTCATGAGAATCCCTCTCAAAATCAAAATGATGCACAGCAAGCATTTTGGAACGCGACAACATCGATCTTAGATCAGTTGAAACGTGGTGATGGGGTCATAGACCGGGCTGAATTCGAAAGAATGCCTGGAATAGACGTCAATCGAAGATTCGAAAGAATAGAAAATGAGGAAAATGTACAACATTTGCCTCAGGACGATCCTAACCTTAATGTTAGGGGTCGTGATTGAGATGACAAGGTGTGAGTTGAACTTGTCTAGAAAAATCTCTATGGTCTG